AAGCCGCGCGCGTGACTGTCGGTTTGTCAGGCGTCCCGCCCTGTGATCCGGCTGGCTTCCCGCCGCCGCCCTTGCCTGCATCCCGAACCGCGTATGATTTGGATGTCGCAAGTTCCTTCGCCAGATCGGCTAGGGTCGCGCCGTGGTCAGATCCTGATCCAATCATCGGCTTTCCGTCGGATGTCATCACCTTTACAGTGCCGTCATCGTGAAACTGTAGGCGGCCCATTGCGCTTGATGCGATGTCGTCAATGGCGTCTGGAATAAATCCAGCCTTTGCCAACTCTGCTTTCATGTCGCTGGATGCGCCGCGTTGCATCATTTTGCTAATCCGGTCGTTTGCGCCGGTCAGCTTGCCTTCATATTCGTTTTTCATCGCGTCCAGCTTGGCCTGCGCATCGTCTGCGCCCTTGCCGTTGCCCTTGGCCTTTTCGGTCAAGTCTGCGAATTTGGCGTCAATATCGCTAGGGCTGCCATACTTTGAATAAGCAGACGCATTTTCACGCTCTTTTGACAGCGCCGTTTTCAGCCCCGCCACGTCTTCCGGTGCAGCAAGTGCGCCCAGATCAAGGTGGCCGTCTGCTACGTGGGTTTGCAGCCATGTTGGCAATGTTGTTGCGTCTGTTACTTCAATTTTCATTGGTTCAGCTTCCCGCTTGTTTGCGCGTTAGCATCCCGCCAACGCAAAAAGCCCCGCCTAAGCAGGGTTGTTTGGTTCGTTATGTTGCACTAATTAAAGCGCGTAGGTAGTCAAGGCAAGGAATACACCAATTTTAAGCAGGGCGCAAGGGGGTTTCTAGGCAGGGAAACGACGAACTTCGTGCGCCTCGTCTTTGTAGGTTCCCACCACAAGATACTGGCCGCTCAAGTGATCGCGCCTCATGTGAAAGAAAACTGCCTCGACTTCGGGGTAATCATAAAGCGGGCGCACAATAGTGTCGCCAGAATAAGCCTCGGTCGCCGGAGTTGGCAACATGGCTCTAAATGTATCGCCGCGCTTCATTGCTTCAATGTCAAAAGTTGAGTGAGAGTCGGCCCAAGCGTCTAAAATTATTTGTTGATTTGTCATGTCATTTTCCCTTTGTTGCTGGTTAAACCTTAGCTTGCAATTCCATCAACGTCAACGGCCTGCCGTTTGCGTCCATCAGATCCCGAAACGATATTTTCCCGTCACGCCATAGCTTTGCGCGGCCTACGCCAAGGTTTTCGTCTTGCTCTGCAACCGTGCGCTTTGACAGCCAGCCCTCGAACGACGTGTCTTGCGCAATCTGCCCGTCGAGGCTCGACCGCGTTGTGTCCGTCATTTCGTCAATGTCAAAACCTAGCTCGCGGAAAGACTTTAGCACCGGCGCAGATGTCGATCGACAACCCCAATGCAGATTGCCCGGCCCGCCACCCCAAGGCAGGGTGTGGTCAATCGGTTCATGCGTGCCAACGGTATATGTCAGCCCGTCGCGCGCCCCACATTCGGTCGTGGTGCGCAGATCGATTGTGCTTACCCACTGTTCAGCTTTCACGATGTCGTCATTTTCATTGTAGACCGCTTGCCGCGATGCCTGCGAAACCGCTTGCGTTGCGGATCTCACAAGGCTGTCAGCCTGGCTGCGCGTGACGTCCATAAAGCCTTTGACCACCTCGCCATTCTGCTTCCCGCCGCGGATACGCCGGATCAACTGCCCGTTTGTCTCACCCTGCGCAATGCCAAGCCGCATGTTGTCCGTGAACCGCTTGAGCGTGTCGCCAGCCTGCCGTGACAGCCAATCCGACACCGGAGCGCCCTGCACCAACAGATCGCCTGTAATGGCCACCAATTGCCCGCGTGTCAGTTCTGACGTGATAAGCTGCACGCCCGCGCTGTTGTTGATTGCCGCGACAGCGAACCGCGCTTCCATGTCCGCAATCTCGCGCAGTTCATTGGCCAGCCGCTTGCCTTCCGCGCGATATGATGCCGTGATCGTGCCTTTGACCTGATCGAGCAGCTTTTCCAACCGTGTCGCGCGGCGCGATATGCTGCCAATGCCAGTCGGATCAACCCGCGCAAGCTGTGCAACAATATCGCCCTGAAGTTCCGTGAGGAATTTATTGACATCACGCGCCTGCCCCGCCGCCAGCCTTTGCAAGTCCAGCGCACGGGTTTGCATCGCGTCTAAGATTTTATCGTTCGCGGATTGCATTTGCGGTCCTTTGTTTGGCTAGAAATTAAGCGCGGCTGCGATGATGTAAAGCAACACGCCAACACCGCCAATGATTAACGCAGGTTCGGCTCTTGCGCTGCCGTTTCCAACCATCACGCAAAGCCATGTGAAAAGCATCATCACACCGCCAATTGCTGCTAAGATTTCAGGTCCGTGCATTTTTCACCCTACTTTTTCGGCTTTGGCTTGCGTTTAACTGTCGGCTTTTTCCCGTAATTCATTTTTTACCCTCCATTCAATGCGGCAAGCGCGTTATCAACAGCACTTGGCCCTGTAAGGTCCAACGCGTCGCCTGTCAGGTCCGGCGCTTCCTCGCTGATTGCGTCCATGTCGGTTTCTGTATCTAGATCAGGACGCAAGAACCCGCGCCGCTTGCGTTCCTCATAATACGCTTCTTTTGACAATAAGCCAAGCGACACGTCGGATTGCATAACCTGCACTTCCTGCGCGGTCAGCGGCGTGATGCCAAATTCCTTGTTGACCTGCGCCGTGATATTCTCCTCCGGCAGCCCAGCGTAAAACGACATCCAGAACAAAGCCTGCTCAATCGCGTCCTTGAGGTTGTCTGCCATCATGGCCAGCGTTGACGTTTCTTTTGCGGTGTCAAGCACGGCGCCAGTGGCTGTTTCATGGCTGGCGACCAATAGCTGCAAGCCCAGCGCCTGCATTTGGAACTCAAGGTCTTTTAGATCAGTGCGCCCAGCGCCAATCGCCTGCCCCGAGTGTTCAACCCATGACAGCTTGGCATCGGCATCGCGTGACGTGACTGCCTGGCTTGCGCTGATAACAAGCGGTTCATCGTCACCGCGACCGGACGCAAACAGGATCGGCACGCGGGCAAAGTGCAGAATGTTGCGCTGGTCTGATTGCGATTGCCAATGCGCGATATTGACATCGGCCAGATCCTCAAGCACCGGTTCGCCAGTGAAAAACCCTTTGCGCTGTGCGTAGAACGGAGTGACAGTAATTTCCTCCGCGTTCGTCGGGTATTCGTCGTGCAGGACAAACTTGTCTTTTGCGTTCTTACGGTAAACGCGCACAAAAACAACGCCGTCGCGGCGCGTTATAACCCGCACTTGATCAACCGTTACCTGCGAAAATTCGTCTTGCGGATCGTCTTCGGTCACGCTTTCCGAAATACGCAGCATAGACAGCGCCAGCACGTTGTTAAACATTTCAGTTTTAAAGCCCAAGATATTCTCAACGGTCAGGTGAACCATGTACGGTCGCAGTCCCAAGGCGCTGGCCTGTGCGCGTGTTGTGTCACCATCGCGGCGCGGTGCGTCCACCATGACGTAAGAGACGCCAGAACTAAAAGCATCTAAAAACACTTCAGACCAAAACGCGCTTAGATCCTGCCCTTGCATGTTGATGTCGGTGGCAAACTCTTTCAGGCGCTCCGGCCCTTCGCTGATCTCGATCGGCTTGGAAAACACGCGGCCTGTCATGTCTTTGACTGTCTTGCGCATCCCGTTGAACAGCCAAGATGATGCAAGCCGCGCTTGATAATCCTCATCGGCTTCGGCTTTGAACTTTGGCAGGTAGGTCTTGCCTTCCTTGCGCATGGCATCGGATCCGCCCATCAAGGCACGCCCCTTTGCCGCCGCTTCAATCATTTCGGCCATAACAGCCGTGCGTTTGTTGACTGTGTCAGACATTTGTTTTCCTTAGAATGGCAGTGCGGTTGATGTCATGGTTGGCTTTACGACTGGCATTTCATACGCCAGCGGATAGCCGAATGCGTCGTTCTGGTGGTCGAGGCCGGTTGTCTTGTCAGGCTCGCCATTCTTGTCATACGGTTGCTGTTCAAGGCAACGCGCGGTCTCCGGGCATGTGTCAGGATTGACGAACAGGCGGCCCGACTGAAAGCCCATGTTGACGGCCAGCACGCGGTCCTTCACGCGCGGGTTGCTTGGCCTTGCGCGGATCGTATAGCCAGCATTTCGCAACAGCCCGATGTCGGATAATGACGCGCCCTTGCTGCTTGCGTTTTTGCCGCTTGCATCGGGGTAGATTGTAATCGTGTGGCCCTCGTATCGTGATTTTAGCGTGTCAATCATTGACGGGGTATCAACGCCGCCTTTAATTTCGTCAACGCAGTGCCAGACGTTTTCGCGCAAAACAAAAGCACACGCGGCCATGTTGCCGACGTTGAAGTCCATCCCAAGGCGTATCGGTTCGCGGTCCCTGATAGTCTCGCTGCTGCGCTGTGTCTCGCGGCCATACGAATTGTAGACCGTGCCGCTTGTCAGGTTGACAAACTCGCCCATCAGGTAGGCTTCAATCAATTCGGCTGGGTAAGTGTCCTTTAATGACTGAATGTAATCGGGCGGCAGCGCAGGCGTTCCATCAGCCTTAATCATTGCCGCGTTTTCGTAAGTGCTGGCCTGCACCATGCTATAGTCTGGCTTTGGGTCTTTCTTGAATGTCTCATAGACAAACTTAAAGCCCTCGGGCGTTGTTGTTACCCCAATGCCGTTGACAACACCGGGAACGACTAATCGCATACGTGCAATAATCTTGCGCCATGCGTTGCGTGCTTTTTCAGTCGGCAAAACGTCTATTTCGTCAACGTGGGCGCGTGCAATCTTAAAACCAACAATTCCGCCGGGATCTTCCATTGAACGGCAGATGATTGTCCCATAGTGTGAACGGCCACGATACAAGTGAACTTCCTTGTCGCCTGCTTTTATTTTTGCGGTGAAACCAAGTTCAAACGCCACTTCGTCCATTGTTGGCCAAAATGTGTCGCGGATGTCTCGATATGTTGGCGCAAAATACCCTTGAATTAACTTGGGGTGGTTGGCCGCGAACAGTCCTAAATCAACACCGCCCACGAATGTCTTGCCGGCGCCAAAGCCGCCAACATATGCCCTGAATTTTGTGTCAAGCCCGTTTAGATAGACACCCTGCGGCGCGCTAAGTCTTAGGTCGTGTGACACGCACATCTCCGATAGGCGCGGCTGTTGTTAGCGTGATATTAAGAGACGGCGCGTCCTGATCGTCGGCTGTTGCGCCGTTAAACATGCCAAGATGCTTGCCGAGCAATTCCGCACCTTTGAATACGCCCATTGCGTTAAACGTGTAAGCGGGGGCAAGATCGCCCGACGGTGTTTCGACCAATACGGCCTCGCCACGTCGATCGAGAACGGCCTCTGCTTGCTTGCATCGTTCCATTGTTGAAAAGATGCTGTTCAAGACGTAATCTTGCGTAATTTCTGTTCGCTCTGACCGGTTGGCTTGCTGTGACGCGATATAAACCGCCACCTTAGCATTTCCCAACAGTCGATTGCCTTGCTGTTCTGCGGTCTTTTCGCTGTATCCCGCACGTATTGCGGCTTGCGTTGCGTTCAGGTCGATAAGGTACTCGTCGGCAAACCTTGCTTGCTTTGGCGTCATGGTCATTTTGGCTTCCCGCCTTTGTTTAACCGTTAAGGCATCCCGCCTATAGAAAAAGCCCGCCCTGTTTATGGGGCAGGCTTTTGGGTCTCTCCCCAACTGTCACAAATTTACCGTATGTTGCGGGCCAGTCTGCTTCCCTTGCAGCAAATGCACGGACTCGAACCGTGGGTATTTGGCATCCCTTAGCACTTCCGCGCCTCATGATGTGTGACTGAAGGGGTTTGCACCCAACTCGCTAGACAGTGCACACCTAGCAACTTGTTAAATCACACAACATCAAACGCAATTAGTCACCCCAATAAATAGCACGTTTTAGCTGTTAGTCAACCCGCCAAACGATCCAGCCCATCGCGCAGTGCTAAGATGCTGTTCGGCCTGTCGTCTGTCATTTTGAAGCATTCGTCCTGCAACATTGCTGTGCGAACGCGCCCGATCTTGTCGCGCATTGCGTAATAGCGTTTGTATACGTCAGGATCCCCATCGCCACTGTCAAACCCGCCCGACGATACGGCAATGCACGACTTGCTTTCCGCAATGCCTATTTCGGCTTTATAGGCTGCATAGACCTGCGAGAAGTCGCGGGCTGTCTGCTCTTGCTGTGGGGTGATGATGCCTTGAACCATCAGGCGCCCGATCATGTCGCACGACCTGTCAACGTATGGCCCTACTGTGTCTTTGCTTGGTGATGCCCAGTTACCGCGCGCCAGGCGCTCGCTTGTTGGCGTTGCGGTATGGTTCTGACCCAATGATGCGACAACGCCCTGTGACGGCTTGTTTGCGGCCTGTGGCGTTGATTGCGCCCGCTTGTTCCGTAATTGCTGCGCTTTGGTAGTCAAGTGCTGGCCTTACCTAATTTGGGGAGGTTTTGTCGTGGCCCGCCCCAACTGGGAGGAAAAAAGCGGGCCACTAGCAACAAAGAAAGGAACAATGACGATCCATGCACCTAATTTGCATCATTCTTGCGGTAGTGTCAAGGCACCTGCTAACCGATAAACTTAAACGCACTGCCAAGAGACTTTGCACGGACAAGGGAGCGCGCGGCCCTTTCACCCGCTGCAAAAAGTGTTGTACCTGTGCCGGGCTGTTCGCCGCGTGTGCCGTCGGGCCTTTCAAACTTAACCTTTGGCGCAATGAATAAAACAGCGGTGGCCATTGGCGCAAACTCTTGCCACCACGGCGCAGACGTGCGGTCGGGCAACAGCGCGATGCCGTTACCGTGCGCAAAGAACTTAGACAGCCATGCCCGCTTGGTCGCTTGATGACCGAAAGGCGGGTTCATCCACACAAAGCCCGACCATTCGCGTTCTAAAGCACTGTCGCTGTAAAACCTATTTGCTGGCGTGTGTCGCGGTCCGCCGACGGGGCAAGCCACGTCTAGATCGAAACCTTCGTCAAGTGCGTCAAAAATATACTTTGGCGTGTACCATTCGTTGCTTTCGCCTCTGCGCTCATGGCTCATTTTTCAACCTCCACCATTTGAACCGATGCGCAATCAACCACACCGTCAATTGTGTTGTAAGTGAACTTGTATGCGTCGTCTTCGTTTGTAAGATAGCCCCAAAAGAGTTGATGCCTGCCACTGATTTCATGCGTCACAACAACAGGGTCCGCAGGTTTTACGCGGTATTTTATGTCGTTGTACCGGCTTGAGCAATCCGTGATCTGCCACAACTTCCACCCGTCATTCCATTCTTGGACAACTGCACCATTGTGTTCAGCCAACAGCAACGCGCCTTGCGCCTCTGGTGTCATGTCACCCCAGGTCAGGTATTCGTCATCTGCGTTCGCTGATCCGGCGCGTGATACCAGTTCCCATGATGCGAACTGGCCATCAAAAGACACCAGAACCCCGTCCCTTAATAAGCACGTAGATCCTTCGCGCTCTTGCAATTTCAACACTTCGCCTACCTCGTAGAAATTGGCATATTCAGTAAAAACACAACGCACCGTGTCGCCTACGTTGTACCCTAGTTCTGCGAATGTCTTATTCATTGTCTTTTCCCTTTGCTTGCTTGCGTGCGTTTTGCTTCAACATGGCATATGACCTTGCACCGAACACGCACGTTGGATTTGCTGCGGACCAGATGGACACTGACGAAGGCGACACTCCGGCTGCGATTGCTGTTTCTTTTTGGTTCATCCCCTTCGCCGCGCACTCTCGATACAACACGCCGATGTTTGGGTCAGCTTTGTATCGAGCGTCAAATGGCTCAATGCCGAGAGCGGTGCAATCAGTAAAGATCGTGGTTTTACTGACACCCAATACTTTGGAAATTTCAGTTAAAGATCCATTCGCTGCGACCAGCTTTGCAACTGCGCGTCGGCGTTCTTCCATTTCGCGCACGACATCGGCAGCGGTTCTCGCTTTTGGTTTTGCGTTGACCGCGACAGGCATTGTGGGGGCGCTTAGACGCACAACAGGGACCGCTTGCGCCCTAGCGTATGCCTTGCGCGCTTCAAGGCTTGCTACGGTTGCCTCGTGGCTTGTGTAATCAATTGGCGGCAGCGTGCTAAATGGAAAGATGTTCTGCACGGTGCGGGTTAAGAATGTTTGCATTATTTCGGTTTCTTTTCTTCGATTGATTTTTGTGCGGCTTCGGTCATTTTGTTAAACTTGCGATAATCGTCAAGCGGGATCCAGCCTCGCACCGCGACGTTGCCAGCCTTGAGGTTTGCCCGTTCCTTGGCTTTAGCTGTCTGCTTCATTTGCGTGCCTTAATCATTGCGTCAGAAGCGCGATATGCTTCTCTAGCGCAACGTTCTGGAGACTCAGAAAGGTTAAAAGCGTCTATGCCCGTCAAAACTTGCCCAGCAAAATAATCCCGAAGCGTCATTCCGCCGCGTCCGCCTTGCGGCATTGGGAAAGCTGGCCCGCCGTGATCTTTTGTTGATGTCATTTTCTTGGTTCCTTGTTTGTGTTTCTATAATTACTCTACGCCGTGCGTCGCGTCACGACAACACCCAATCTGCACCATTATGAAAGATTTATAATGTTAAGAAAGATTTACAAATTCTAACTTTCTGGATAACTTTTAACCTATTGATTTATATATATAATATATAAGAGTTAAGAAGTTAGAAGTTAAGATAGAGATAGATAGATAGATAGATAGATAGATTATATAGGGCTATTTTTTACTTTTTATTTATCTATGTGGTTCTTAACTCTTAACTTCTTAACATTGCCATTTTACCTTTATAAATCAATTACTTAAAAGTTATTTTCAAAGTTAGAATGGCAAAATCTTTCTTAACATTGCAGCCCAAAAACAAAAAAAGCGAGGCAATAGCCCCGCTTTATCGCATTTTGCAAGATAATGACTTATGGCCGACGCGGACCTAAATCGTGCGCCAGACAAACACCTTTTCCTTTTTGTACGTCCGCCCAGTCGCCACTTTCTTGACCATGCCCCGCGCTTGCAGATCCAACATCATGGTTTCGATTGTCAGCTTGTCCACCTTTGACCGGCTCGACAAGACGTTTGTTGACGCCCCTGTGTCCGCATCAATGTAGCCCATAAGCCGCGCCGCCAATGCCTCTTGCGGCTTGTCTTTTTGGTTGTCGTTTG